GTTTGGTTCGATGGTGAGCAAATTAGTGATCAAGAAATTAAAGGTGCTAAAAAAATATATCACACCGTTGAAAAGATAAAATTTAAACGCTTTTTTGGTGATGTTGTTTTGGAAGAAATGGACGATCCGTATGGTTGCGGTGGATTTTCATACACACCATTGTTCCCTTATTTTGTAAACGGAACAGGTGTTAGTGTATTTGAACAGATAAAAGATGTACAGGATATTATTAATAAATCACATTCACAATTTATGGATGCGCTTAACAGGCAAATTGGCGTTGGTATTCTTTATGAAGAAGGTTCGGTTGAAGATGAAGAAGTGTTTGAAAACTTTAGAAACGGACAAATATCTGCCGTACCACCTGGAACGATTAGTGGCGGTAAAATAAAAATACTTGATCCGGCAGAATATCCGGCAGCCCATGCACGTACCGTTCAGGACGCTATCACATTGATGAAAGAAATTGTTGGTATTACAGAAGTATTTGAGGGATTTGCTCCGGGACGCATTGAATCCGGTTTGGGAGTACAGATACTTAAACGTCAATCGGGGCTTGTATTTGAACAACCGACAGACAATATCAGAATGACACAAATTAATCTTGGCAGAAAAATATTAAATCAGATAAGGAAATTTTGGTCAACGGACAAAGTAGTTCGCATTGTTGGTGAGGATGGTAATTTTAATGATATAGTCATTGAATCGGGTGAAATAAGAGTGGCAAATGTTGATAAAAGCACAGGAACGATAATAGAACAAAACACATTTGCCAATATTTTAAAAGAGGGTAAATATGATTTTATCGTTGATGTAAATCAACCATCGGTAACAGCACGTCAATATAATTTATTGGTAGGGATGGAAATATTTAAGATCGTTCCCGATCCGAGATTGATACCACTCATTGTAGACATGACCGATTTTTCCAAAAAAGATGAATGGATACAAATGTTAACTGCTGCCGTACAGGAAATCGGTGTTAATTCAAATGCAGGTGGCGGACAATTAAATCAATTATTAAAACAAAATCAGGGAGAAAATGTTGGCTGATTTACCGGAAATGATAATGCTGAAACGAACATTACCGTCACGGGTAGCGCAAAACATGGTTACACATGCAATTGCCTGGCGTTTATATAATATATGCATGAAAGAAAAACCATTTATGACCGAATGTTTTCAGGATAAAAATGGTAATGATATATGGTCAGTAGAAAAACAATTTTGGCTAAAAAATAAAAAAGCATTTCACCGAATGGGATTTTTACCCCCTACGGTGGCAAATATGATGGAAGAATTTTAACAGAGAAAGGTATGTATGTCAAACGAGAAAACAATTGACGAACGTATTGCAGAATTACCGGATAATGTGAAGCAAATTACATTGCCTAAAGAAGGGTTGCCAAAGGAATTTGAGAAATACGCAGGGAAACCTATTACAGAAATACTCAAATCACAAATGGAAACTCAGGCAAATTACACCAAAGGACAACAGGAAAAAGCAACCGTTGAAAAACTTTTGGAAGAATTTCAAAACACTAAACAGGGAATGGAAGAAAAATTGGCTGAATTAACAAAAAAAACGGAAAGAGAACCGGAAACTAATTTGGACGAAGAATATGAATACGTAACCAGAAGCGATGTTAAAAAGACAATTGAAGATACGGTTACAAAAATATTGCAATCACATTTACAAGAAAGACCGGCTCTGACACAAAAAGAGGTCGTTGATACAGTTAGAACACAAAAGGTGATCGATAAATTCATGGATAAACATCCTGAATTAAATGACGACGATGTTGATTCTATAATACAATTTGGCATATCTAAACAAGCAAAAAGTTTAGAGGAAGCATACGAAAAGTATACTGATCTGGCAAAACGAATGGGATTAAATAGTGGGAAAAATACTCAAACCCATGTCGTGCCAAATATGTTGGCTGGTGGTGCAGATAATGAACCGGCAGAGGGTGGGTCACGTTTTGATTCAATAGTAAAACGTGCGAATAAAACCCGTATGTCAAGCATAATAACGCCCGTCAGCAAATAGCGGTCTACTTGACGCTAAGGAACTGGTTATTCTCCAAATATCAGTCGATAGACTGACTGGTTAACAAAACCAAATATTCCGCAAGTAGAAATGGAAAATTTAAAGTCAAAGGAGAATAATTATGGGTTACGCAACAGGTAGTAAAGATACTGCGAATGTCACATCGGCACGCAGAAATTATGATCTGATTGGTGAGAAGATACATGAAATATGGCCTTCCGAAACACCGTTTCAGGTCTTTTTAACAAAATTGGCAAAAGAACCGTGTGTCGATCCCAAACCTACAAAATTAACACATGAAGCAGGTTGGGTAGATAGGGTGTTCTTTTCCGGTGCGACAGGTGCAGAATCTAATTGGGCTGTACAATTAACAAAAGACGGTAGCAACAATGTTGGTTTTCTTATTCCCGGTTTGGTATTAAGGGTTAAGTCAACAGGCGGTGCTACTCCGGCAGATGTTATTTTAACAATTACAGCGGTAGATAACCAGCAACAGTTAGATGTTGATACGGTTTCCGGTACAATTACCAATATTGCAGACAATGATCTGGTGCAGCTAATCAGTACAGGATTTGCACGTGGTACTGACAAGGCAACTGCGACTTACGATACGGTAAGTACGGAATATTCGTATACACAGATTTTCAAAACAGTTGTTGATGTTACGGGTACAATGAAAGCGACCGAACTTTTTGGTGGCAGTGAGTATGAACGTCTTATGATGGACAAGGCTCGTGAACACAAAAGAGATATGGAAGCACAATTTGTACTTGGTTTAAAATCCGCAGCAACAGTTGATGCAAGTTCAAACGTCATTTATTTATCAGAAGGTATGTTGGGTTACATTGAAACCAACAACACCAATATTTTCACTAATCAGTATGCAAATTATCCGTGGGATTCTTTCGTAGATGATATGGAAACCTGGTACAATAAAGGCGGTAACAGATCAACAAACGAAAAGTTGTTTTTGTGTGGTGCATCCGTAGTTTCCCACTTCTCAAAAATCGGAGAAGGAAAACTTTGGGCTGACGCTACCGTGAACATGAACATTGGCGAGGCTGCTCCCGGATTACGTGTATATTCAATCACACATCCCTGGGGTATTCTTAACGTGGTACATGAACCGGTATTGCGTGGCGATTCAACAAATGCTTTTTACAAAGACTATGCAATCGGCGTTGATATGGACAATGTATTTTATATGCCATTGGCGGGTAACGGTGAAAATCGTGATACGCACATCGTTTATGATTTACAGACATCCAACGATAAAACGATTCATCAGTATTTGACAGAAGCAGCGTTGTTGCCAATCAATTACAAAACACATGCACTCTTTAAGTTTGCATAAAAATAAGGGGCTTAACCGCCCCTTTTATTAACTATCAGGAGTCATTTATGGTTTATGAATTTAGATCAACCTACATTTTTGAGTCTTTAAGAGATGAAAAACTGGTGGTTGAAATTATTTATGAAGGTGATCGTATTAATTGCCCTTTTGTTAATGGACGCTTTGAAACAGACCATCATGGATTTGCAAAACTGCTTATTGAACATGAATTATATGGTAAATCATTTAGATGTTTAAACATTCCCGGTGAACCGGTGGCAGTTGAAGAAGTGAAAATTGAAAGAATAAAAGTTGAAAAAGTTAAACCAAAAAAAAAGTCTAAATTAACAAAGAGGTAAAATTATGAATACTTTTGTAAGTCGTTATCCCGAACATCCGGTAAGATTAAGCGTTGTTCGTGGAGAAAAAGAAGTTTTGGAAAAGGTTGTCTTTCGTAATGCAGTATTCCAGACAGAAGATAATGACCTGGCAAATGCTCTAAGAACGCATCCGCATTTCGGACTTGATTGGGGAGAGAAAAAGGAAAAGGTGACCGATGTTAATAAATTTCGTCACGCAGAAGATAAAGAATTATACCACAGGCTAAACTCTCTTAGCCATTCACAATTAAAAAATATTGCGTTTGAAAAGAAAGTTGGTTCTTACAAACCGAAAGATGGCAGTAAATCATTAATGGCAATGAAAAAAGAGGAATTAGTTGATTTGTTAATGGATAAACGCCATAATATCGGAGAATATTTTGAGGAATAAAAATGGCACTTTCAACTGTTACGGCTGCAAGTTTATTAGCACAATTACGTTACAGGTTACGTGAAGCATCTGCTTCGGTATGGACGGACGCTGAATTATATACATATCTTGATATTGCTCAGTATGAAATTGCTTTAAAACTGAATGGTATTTCTGATATATGGTACGGGTCTTATGTCCAAAAAACAAGTTCTGATTGTACCAATGAAAACCAATATACAAAAGTGGATATTTCTTCCATTTATTATGCACGTGTTAACAGGATTATATATTTTAGTAATGACGCTGGAACGTATCGAGTATTGCCTATTGTCGATATTGGTAAATTAGAAGGTTATATAAGAAATCAATTTTTTGGAACAACAAAATTGATTTGTGCAATATGGGGACAAAGTGTTTATATCAGTAAAGCAAGTGCTATTGGTGCATCGGATAAATTGAATATATATTATTATCGTCAACCGACAGCAATGGCCGGAAGTAATCCGATGGATGTTCCAAAAGAATTTCAGGATTTGGTTATTATGTTCGCCCTTGCCAAAGCAATTGAAAAGATTAATCAGATTGATCGCAAAAATCGTATTGAAGAAGAAATAAAAGCAAAACTTGATGAAATAAAACAGGCTTATCATCAATCAAGTAACGATATAATTACATCTGTAAAAGCGAGGAAATAATGTCATTATCAACAGTAACTTTAAAAACATTGCGAAGCGATCTGAGATTAAGAACAAATGAACTTACGGAAGATAATTTTACAGATGAAGTATTAGATAACTGGCTTAATATTGCTCAATATGAAGTAGCAATTAAATTAAATGGCGTTTCCGAAAGATGGTATGGTACAACACATACAATGCTATCGGCAAATCTTGGTTCTCTCGCAGGGAATATTGGATATTATGATATAAGTGCTTCTAAGGCAAATCTTCTTGTTTTAAAATTGATTAATATGATTTATTACAGTTCTGCTATTGAGGTGTTTCATCCGACTGAATATAATGAGTTATCAGGATATGTTAATAATTCATATTTTGGTTCCACAAAACCATTGATTGCCTTGTTTGGTGAGAAAGTATATTTCTCAGTAGCAGCCGCTACTATTTCAACCAATATTACGGCTGGTCAAACATATATTCTTTCTTATTTTCGTAAACCTGTCCCAATGACTTCCAGTTTGGATCTTGACGTACCAAGCGAATATCAGGATTTAGTCATCATGGGTGCTTTAACAAAACTTTATGAAGCAAAAGAAATGTCTGATATTAAATTAGAGATTGAGAAACAAATGGCAGAAAAATTCAAAGAGATAAAGCAATCCTTTATTGAGGGTGATTCAAATGACATTAGCACAGTTAAGAAGTAGATTCAAAATACGTGTCAATGATTTAAATGAAAAAGTTTATACAAATGAATTAATAGACGCTGTTATTAATGAAGGTTTGCGTGTTATGGCATGTGAAACATTGCTGTTAGAGGAAAGCAATGCTTCATTAACGTATTCATCGCCTGGATTTACACTTCCAACTGACTTCATTAAGGTTAGATTTTTAAGATGGGCTACCTCTAATAATTTTTATTCTGAAATCGAGCCGACATCACTTGAGTTTGTATATAAAAAACGTAACGATTATGCCGCTTCCGAAACAACATCTTCTGATGTTATTATCCCAAGATATTATGCTATTGATCAGGGACAGATAATACTTGATTCAATTACAGAAGATTCTCCGGCTTTGTATTATTATAAGTACGATACTGCGCTAAGTGCAGATGCTAATTCACCTACATTTAATAGTGAGCATCATCAATATCTTATAGATTATGTGACGTGGAATTTAACTGGTGATGATGTATCAAGAATGGCATGGCTGACAGGTTTGCGTATTATGATGCAAACCAAAGCAAAATACAGAAATGCACGTATACGACATAGGAGTTTTTAGTGCCGAAGTTTTTAATTAAAGATTGGTCTGGTGGTATAATAACTGACAATGATTCATTGGATATGCCAATAAATTCGGCTAAAATATTAACCAATTGGATTATTACGCCCGGAAAAATGGTTCAAAGGGGTAAATCAAAAAATGTTTTATCAGGCAATCCTCCAAATTTAACAGCATTAAAAAGTTTTGGTGAGTTCAAAATACTTGGTGCATCAAATACAGAAAAAAGATTTTTATTAATGTTAGACGGAACAAGTTTTGAAAAATATGAATATTCCGGTGGTTCTTATAGTACAACAAATACAATCGGTACAAATGGTTATAGTGGTACAATATCGGCAGGTGACATTGCATATTTTAGACATATTAATAATATAATTCGTGGTGGAATATGGTCTGGATGGAAGGATAATGCAGCAAAGGCAATGTGGTTTGGATATATTAGTGGAAAAGAAATGTTTAACAATGAACCTTCTGGTAGTTTTCCGACATCATATAGACCGATAAATGAATGGTATTTACAATCGGCAAAAGTAGATATACCAACAGATGCATGGTTTACGGCAGAAGCGGACGGTGATAATTCAACTCAGGATATGACCGGTGGTAAATATTTTTTCAGATATACAATGGAGTATGATGGCTATCAGGAAAGTTGGTTTGAAAATTATTCAGGTGAAGCAAGCGGTAGTATAGATGGAAGCACAAAAAAAATTGATATTCGGATTAATATAAATCGTGGGGATATTAATAAAAGAATAAGTGCTGTAAATATTTATATGGCATATAGCAGTGATACGGGAGATTCCGTACCTGAAACGGCCTATTATCATATTGGCAGAGTTTCTATTAATGACAGTAACTGGGATTATTATGATTCAACAGCGAATACAAGTGGCGGTGCTTTAGACAATTCAACCAATCCCATAACTTTTGGAGTAACAAGCGTTACGCCATTCACAGCCGGCGATGCTATCCAAATAGATACGGAAGTGATGGTAATAACAAGCGTTGGGGCTGGAAGTTTAACTTGTGCCAGATCAGATGCTATGGCAACACACGTTAATGATTCTGATATTGAACTCGGTTTCCAATTAACGGTAGTTATTGATAAAACAACGGCAGACACATTCCCGACCGGGTATGAATCTTCTGGTTTTGATGATCCAATAATTGATTTTGTTGAGGAATTATATACTAAATTAAATGCAGTTCTTGGTTCAACCAAAGGTTTTGAAATAGATGGATATACGGATTCGGTATGGATTGGAACAAGGAATTTTATAATAAGGCCAACGACAGATTGGATAGATGAAATGCCCTGGAGTTCAAGACAGGTTGTATTGTTTAGTCAAAACGGAAAACCAGATGTATTTCATAAATATGTTGATTATATAGATGTAAGTACACCCGAAGGGGATGCTTGTACGGGATTGTGTGAATTGTTTGGCCATCTTATAGTGTTAAAAGAACTGAATATTTTTAAAATATCTTTTAATGATT